CTTGTATATCTGTTGGCAGTTGGTATGCTTTCCTGACATCTTTCTTTAGAATCATTGTGCAGGGTGCGCCTGTCTGTCCTTTTATAAACTTTCTGTCTCTAAATACTTTGTAAATAGAGAAATCTTTACTCTCATCACCAATAATCTTTACTGGCAGTTCGCATTTGTCTGCGTATTCATTCAAAAATCTAAGGTTATCTTCATGTTCTTCTGCTACTCGACAGTAAACTGCTTCAAAATCCTCTTCCTTGTACTTTTCTTTAGCTAAGTATGTTGCAAATGCACTCGCGGCACCGCAACTAAACCAAGATATAACTCTCATAACTCCTCCAGTTAATGCTAGTTTGCCCATGATCTATCGGTTAGTGCGACTTCAATATCGCGTTTCTTTATTTTATTCGGTTTTTTCGCCACCTTAGTTAGTGTAGGGGCTTCAACCTCATCTTCCCACCTTGCATTGTTTAGATAAGTTGACGCATGAGGGATGAATGTTTTGTTCGCATCACTCCACTCGCCATGCTTAATCCTCAATGCAATGTTCTCAGCTATCAACATTACAGTATTGTCATTAAGATTTAATTTATCCCATGCTTTCTTAGCTTGTGCCTTGCCAACTTTTCTTGGGTAAACAGTCCAGAATGATTCAAAATGATCTATATTATTAACTGTAATATTAGATGTAGTATTAACTGTATTATTATCCTTAAACTTTTCTTTAATAGGGTCTTTAACTTTTCTTTGTGGGGTATTTAACTTTTCTTTAATACCCCCATTAAGTAATCTTATATACCTATTTAAGATTTGTTTAGTACCCCTATCTTGCTCCATCTCAATGCTGACGTAGCCTGCGTCTTTAAGACTACCTATCCACTTACTGATAGATACCTTACTGACGCTATATAGTTCTGCAAAGTATCCATTAGTTGCCCAACAATATCCTTTCTCATTGCAAAGTGCAGTGATCTCACCATATAAAAGTTTGGCGTTAGGCGTTAGACTCTCATCGTATCTGACGTTAGCAGGGATGATTGCGTAGTAGCCTTTCTTATCCATGTTCACCTGCCCTGATAAACTCGCTGACTGGTACTTGGAATAGATCGGACAGTGCGACTAGTGTGGCACAGCTTGGATCGCGATGGTTGTTTCTTATCAAACTAACAGTAGCAGGGGATAGTCCACCCTCTCTTGCTATATCAGCTTGGGTCATGCGGTGTGTAGTCATATAAAAGTCTAGCGATTTGTTAATATCCATGTTGTCTCCTTAGTAATTTGTACCCATGATATACTAATGTAAAATAATTTGCAAATAGTTATTGACAGTAGTGTAAGCATCAACTAATATGTAATCTCACATACACAAAAGAGGACAGCAAAATGGATAGACCAATCATATTTGAAGATTATAACTTCAGCAAAGCAGAAACACAGTTCCCTTTGATTAACATGGACAGCACCAGTAAAGAAATAGAAGATACTGCGTGGCAATACACTATAGATTTGTTGCGTGATGATTCTACTTTACTACATGAAGCCTTCATTGGTGAGCATTTAGGTGATTTAAGTATCATGGAAAGTTATCAGAAGCAGGTTTTAGAGGCTGTATCTGAGCAAAACTATGATAAGATAGGCAGGCTAGTTGAGGCTTGCATGGCGGAGTTCAACAACAATACTGTTGAATATATTGAAGAACACATTACACAAATGGAGTATAGATATGTCTGATTTAAACAAATTAAATGATTATGAAAAAGGCGAGTTCGACTGTGTGCATGGATACCCTGCGCGTGACTGCGAGCCAGAAGCCTACTATAATGGCTATGCGGATGCGTATGCTAAAGAAGCTAACGCAACATGGTATAGTGAGAAACAGTTTCAAGAAATATTAGGGGGTGCATAATGAGTAGCGTATGGACAACACTGTCAGCGATTGACGTATCAAAACATATTGAGAAGAAGGGTAACTTGAGTTACCTTTCATGGGCGTACGCTTGGGGTACATTGATGAAGTATTACCCTGAAGCTACTTACTTTTACGATGAGCCTAATGTAGACCCCAATGGGACTGTAGAGGTAGAGGTAGAGTTGACTATCGAGGGTATCACTAGACGTATGTGGTTGCCTGTGATGGATCATAGGAATAAAGCTATTGTAAACCCAACATCAAGAGATGTGAGTGATGCAAGGATGCGATGCTTAGTTAAGTGTATAGCTATGTTTGGGTTGGGTCATTACATATACGCAGGGGAAGACCTGCCACTAGCTGTATCAGATGCGCCTATCAGTGAGATACAATCAGCTAAGTTAAAACAGTTGCTTGAGAAAACAGAGAGTGATGTTAAGAAGTTCTGTCAGGTGTTCAAGTGCAAAGCTGTTGATGAGTTATCAGTAGCCCAGTATGATAGAGCTATCTCAATGTTGGAGAAGAAAGTTGCAAATACTGCAAGCTGAACAGGGTACACAGGAATGGCTAGACGCTAGGTTAGGTAGACCCAGTGCTAGTCAGTTCTCAAAGTTAGTCACTACGGCAGGGAAGCCTAGTGCATCTGCTGATGATTATATCAGTGAGATGATTGCAGAGAGAATCACAGGGGAGCGTGAGCCTATCTACGTTAATGAGTGGATGCAGAGAGGCACAGAGTTAGAGCCTGAAGCCAGAGCAACCTATGAGTTTATGAATGGTGTTGACGTAGAAGAAGTAGGGTTTATACTAGATGACTCAGGAGAGTTTGGCTGTAGCCCTGATGGATTAGTGAATGATGATGGTGGGGTAGAGTTTAAATGCCCTGCCCCAAAGAACCATATAGCATGGAGTAGAAAGGGCGTATGTCCGAGTAAGCATTATGCACAGGTACAGGGTTGCTTGTATATTACAGGCAGAGAATGGTGGGATTTTATGTCCTATCACCCTGATATGAAGCCCTTTATTGTAAGGGTAGAGCGCGATGAAGAGTTCATTGCAAAACTGGCTGAACAAATTAGTCTAGCCGTAGAGGAAATCAAATCAGAAGTGAGGAATTTAACATGAGTAAGATAGGTGTTTCAGTATCTATAGATGTGACAAAGATTGATAAGTCGCGCATCAAAGAAGTAACTAAAAAAGATGGGTCAGTGGCTAAGTATGTAAACCTGACTACCTTTATCAACCCAACTGAAGAAGATCAGTATGGCAATCATGGTTTCATTGCACAGTCTCAGGATAAAGAAGAGCGTGAGTCAGGTGCAGAGCGACCACCAATTCTAGGTAATGTAAAAGTTATCTACACTGAGGGCGGTCAAGCTAAGAAGCAAGATGATTTCCTATCTGAAGACGTACCATTTTAAGGAGTGAATGATGCCTAAGAAAAAGATTAAAGAAGCGATTGAAGAAGCCCATGAGTTAGCAGATAAAGCTATTGATGAGGCTCAAGAAGAACTCGAAGAAACGCGAAACGAAATACTAGCATGGATCAACAGCCCTGCTAAAGTAACTAATGGTCAACTGCTCGCAGTAGCGGTGGTGACTGTAGCACTGTTACTCCTCTAGGTTAGGGCGTTAGCCTGTGTAACTGGTCTGGCTCACCAGTAACCGAAACGAGCCATTAAAATTTGGTATATACTGTATAAGTAAACAGCATTAGAATTAATTTTCGGAATCATTATAATACACCACGCGAGGTAAGAGAATGACCAAGCATCTTGTAATACCTGATACCCAAGTTAAACCTAACCAACCTATTGACCATCTAAGATGGGCAGGACTATATGCTGTTGACAAAAAACCAGATGTTATTATCCATATTGGCGATCATTTTGATATGCCTAGCCTCAGTTCATGGGACGTTGGCAAGAAGTCCTTTGAGGGTAGACGCTACACAGATGACATTGAGTCAGGCATCAAAGCAATGGAAGCATTCATCGCACCCATCAGAGAAGAGCAACAGCGACTCATTAGGAACAAGCACAAGCAATGGAATCCACGACTGGTATTCACTATCGGAAACCATGAACAAAGAATTGAACGCGCTATTGAAACCGATCCAAAATTAGATGGTTTGATTGGCTACCATGATTTCAAGCTAGATGAGTTTGGTTTCGAGGTCTATGATTTCTTAGAGGTAGCAGTCATAGATGGGATAGCCTATAGCCATTACTTCACAAGTGGCATCATGGGCAGACCCTGTAGTTCAGCCAAAGCCATGCTATCTAAAAAGTATATGAGTTGTGTCTGTGGGCATATTCAAGATAGGGACATTGCGTATGGTCGCAGGGCTGACGGGAAGAATATGTTGGGCTTGTTTTCAGGTATCTACTACCAGCATGATGAGGATTATTTGACTGCTCAAACTAATGGCTCATGGCGTGGCATCTGGATACTTAACGAGGTTGTAGATGGCGGTTGTGATGAACTCCCGGTATCTATGAATTATCTCAGGGATAAATATCAGGGCAAATAGGCAAGTCTATACTTGTAAGCGCAAAAAACGCGCCTAGATGGATTTCTAAGCGCGTCTAATGGGCAAGGGTATACCAACCTACAGGGTTACTTTTTAACCTCGCTTATAACCTCTGAAACATAAATATCATCATGTTCATCTGCTATTAAAATATCCTTAAACTTATTTGCCTGTTCAAGGGTTGGAAAGCGGAGCGCATGTTGCCCCGCGTCAGTGAACCAAACTACTACATATTTCATTTATCACCTCGCCACAAATAGCCAACACTGTCTAAAAGTTTTACGCATTCATCGTAATTGAATACAGTTTTATTAAATTCAAACTCTACTGGATAACAATTAAAATTTTCGTAATGGTCGTCAAAGTAAAGTTTTAATTCTTTTAAAATATCGTAACTCATAGCACAGCCCTCATTATTTGAACCATCAAGCATATATATAAGCCCATGCAGGTAAACAGCCACAGATGCGCGTTAATTGATTTACGTTTTTCTCTGCGCTCCATATCCTTAATTGCTAGGTATCGAGTCGCGTTACAGTTTCTGTCGTATATAGTCATTTTATTTATCCTCATTGGTTTGCTTTTCGCGTAGTAAATCTACTATAAACTGGCTAATCGTGAATTTACCCTCTTGACTAACATAGCCGCCTTTTAGGGCTTTTAGTGCTACCAATACATCTAGCGAATTAGCAAGCTCAAGTGCATCATTAATAATAGACTCTTGATAGGTTTTCCCATCAACAATTTTTTGCAATCTTAAAATTTGCATTCTAGTCATTTTATTTCCTCTAATTTGCCCATTAAAATTGTACTTCTAGCAACATCATTGTCTGTTACTTTTTGCCCTAAAAATTCATGCTCCGATACATAGCGCGTTTTAACTAACTCACCCTTGCTATTGTAGGTATCTAGTCTATCAACTACAGTGCAGATTTTAGGGATTTTGCAACGCGTCTTATAAACTACGCCAATTAAGTTTTCCATTGTCTTTCCTCTAGTCAAATAAAGCTTCACAGTTGTAATCTGCTTCTAGTTGCTTATAAATGGAATAAGGGCAATCTGTCCAAGTATCATTTTTAACAATCCACCCCAAATCAAGTATTACAGGTATCAACTCTTTTATTTCAATATATGTATTCATTTTATTTCCTCTAAGTGTAATTAATCCAATAAAGCCCACTGGTTAAAATGGGCTTGATGAATTAACTATGCCACCGCAGGGGCTTTAAATAGTTTATTTTTGTACTCTTGAAACAAATCCTCGACTATCTCGATAGCATCTTGGTTGAGTGCCATATATTGACCGCCTTGTATTAGCTTATGAAAATCATCATCACCACCTGCAATACCGCTTTCTATAGCTTCATCAATCCAATGATAGTTATCTACTGCCCATTTTCGCAAATCGTAGCTGTAGATTTCGATATGGGAGTCGATGATTTCATGTAATCCACCTGCATAATCTAAATGGTCGTATAAATCACCACTGTCTGCAATTTCATCACGCAGGTCAATGTTGTTTAAAAGTAAATCTTTAATAGCTTCTTTCATGTGTATATCCTCATTTAGTTAAAATACATAACCTTTTTTTGCCAAAATAAAACCACGTTCCAGTAAACTCTACAGGTTTAATAATGCTAGCAGTGCGAGTAGATTTTTTAAGCCATCTGTAACCATTTAAAGAAAAATCATACCCAACTGGTATATCTTTAAAATATGTATATCTTTTCATCTGTATATCCTCTAAGTTAAGTTAAATAATTATAAGAAAGCCACCTCAGTGAAGTGGCTCGATATAATTACTTATGATAATGCGTTAGTATCTAGGCGCACTAAATAACTGTTATTGCCGTTCATAGCTTGCATGATTAAAACGTCATTATATATAACGTCATAACCCCCCATATTATTTTTATCTACAGTAGCACCTTGTGCTTTTAAATCTTTTAGTACCTGTTGAAGATCACGCTTAGCAAAAATGCGTGTCTTAGTGTTAGCTTCTTTATGGAATGTATTCATAATGTATTACCTTTATAAGTGAATTTGATGTTTACAAATATATATGAGGCAAAACTATCTTGCAATACTAATGAGACGAAAGGGTATTAAAATACGATAAGAGGGGAATATATGATATAATTGGTTAAAATATGATCAATATTTATCAACGTAAAATCAATTACTTGAGGATTAAACTAATGGCACAAAAAGGACGACCAAAGGGTAGTACAAATAAACCATATAGGCGCGTACTAGATGAATACCTACAAAACAAATATAAGGG